TATTAAATCTTTCTTATGAAGAATACCTCTATTAGCGTGACGTAAGAATTTACCTCTTACCACGATATAATCTGGATTTTCAAAATCCTCTTCAGTATCTACAATATAACCCTCATGGTCTTCTTCCAAACCAGTGATTCTTAATACATCATTAATGAATCTTTCAGATAATTCTGGATTGGTACAAGTAGATGCTCTAAAATCTGTTAAAGAATTAATCTCTCCACCTAATACATTAACTTTTTTCTTTGCCATAATAAAATTTCCTTTCTTCAAATATATCTATTACTATTTTATCAAATACATTTTTAGATTTTACATCTCGACACTGTAATAATGAAAGAGGTGATAATTAATATGAGTACTCATAACGTAAACTCTAGTACAGAAATTGCTATTCTTTTAGATGATTATGTAAATAAATTCCATCCAGGAGAACAACTATTCAAGTTACAAATGACTGGTGGTATGCAAAATAATAGCCGTGCCTTATATAGAAATCAGGTATCTATTCCAAACCTTATGAATAAAGAAACTGATGGTTTAGATTTTGGAGAGGTTAGAAGAACTGCTGTAGTGAAACTAGCTCTTCCAAGAGAAGTTACAAGAACCTACCCTAAAAAATATATCCCAGTAGGTACTAGATTTATAGTCACCTTTTTAAGTGGGGATATTACTAAACCACAAATTATTGGAATAGAACAATAGGAGATACCGATGGCAATATACTATAATAGTGCTAGCCTAAGTATTACAGAAACTCATACTCTTAAAGAGTTTATAGATACTGGTAATGCTGCTAGTGATAATTCAGATTATAAATCTATCTCATATTATGAAACAAGAGATGGGTTTGAATTCGTAGTAAAAAACTTATTAGATGATTATCTAACGGATTTAAAAGAGCAATGTATTCTAATTGAATTAACTCCTCAAGAAGTTAATAAATACAAATACAATCCTAAAATGCTTTCTTATAAGATATATGGTTCTACAAAATTATTTTACACTATATTACGTTTGAATAATATTTGTAGTACCCATGAGTTTACAATTCCAAATAAAAAATTGTATCTCTTGCCTAAGACTACATTGTCTAATGCAATCTCTATTATCTATAATAAAGAATCTATGGCAATGAATACTTACAATCAAAAACATTCTAGAGATAAGATTATTACTCCTGTGAATAAATTCATATCTAAATCTTATTCTTCAACTGCATCAATTGGTTCATCTAGTACTTCTTCATCTTAAGACAAAAATAGTGGTATGGGATAATCCCATACCACCACTTTAATGTGTTTGAGCATTGCTATGTGGAGGTAGTACTAGATATACAACCTCTTTCTTTTTATTTCTATTAAATGGAGATGAATCTTCATTATCTAATGAGAATTTAGGAGTCATCTCTACAAGTTTAGTATCTTTAATATCAGTCTTAGGTCTTTCAACCATTGTATCTATAGGCATACTAACTTCATTATTTCTCTTAGGAGTTTTTACCAAACCAGAACCAGAAGTCATATCAACTGATTTATTTAATGCTTCTAATCTCTTAGCTGGGTTATTTATAGATACATGCTCTGTAGTACCAAACTTAGAAGTCACTTCTTCTATATCATTATTTATTAGAGATTCTTTAAATACTGCTTTAGGCTCAAATAAATCTTCCACTAATGCTACTGATTTAGGATAGAATGGTTGGAAGATTGAATCTAATCTATGATTAGGAGGAAGTTTGTATCTATGCTTAGTCATCTTAATTCCAAGATATCTATTTCCCTCTTTATCATATTCTGGAACAATGATAAATGTACCATCAAGGTTAGTATCAATCTTAATAGATTCACCAATATTTGCACGGCCTAGTTTCTTAATAGAATCTAGTTTATTAGCATTTCTTCCCTCATCAATAATCTTCATCGCTTCACGATTAAGTTGTGATGCGGTTATTACTGGAATCTTTTTAGAGATTGCAAATGTTTTAAAGTCATTTACAACTGTACCTAGATCTTGATAAACGTCTTTGGTTCTTTCAGATGGTTTGATACGCATCATATAGTCTTGTAAGAATGCTATTGTTTCAAATCCCTCATCTTCAAGATCTTCTACTATTTTATACATATAAGTCGTATCTACAGAATTTACTGGCTTATATTTGATAACCAATTCTACAGCACGTTTATTCTCAGGATCAAATTCAAATTGGCATGCTTTGAATTGAGCTATTGCATCTTCAGCAGTAGCACATGCTTCCATAGATTTACCTTTTGTCATTATATGATATAATGAACAAACAGTTTCTACAACCAAGTTTTCCATTGTTAATAATACAATGCATGGCTTCTTAGATTTATCTTGAGTTATGAAATCTTGATTATACTTCCATAACTGGTACATGATGTTTTCTAATGTAGTTGTTTTACCAGAACCTGATGCGCCAAAGAATGAATACACACGTTCTTTTTGGAAACCTCCACCAAGCATTGCATTAAATCCCTGCATTCCTGTAACTAGTTTGTATGATGGGCTTGTTACATATTTATGGATATCTGGAACTGTAGTTTCCAATTGAGATAATCTAAATAACGTATCAGATGAGTCCTTATTTATTTCATTACGTCTAAATAGGGTTTGTAGGTCACTAATTCTAGATTTAAGATAATCGATAGTTTGATTCTTTTCTCTAAAATCAGCATTTTGATATTTAGTAATCGCTTCAAGTAATATCTTAATGTGTTCATCAACCTCTGTATTGGTTAATATCATTGAGATATTACCCTCAACGGATACAACTTCATCATTAGAAAGTTCTCTAGAGATAGCTGGATCTTTTTCTAAACTAGTTATATCCATTATTAAGTTTATATTAGATAGAATCATCTCTCTATCATTTAAACCTTGCATTCTATTTTCTAATATAGCTTTTAGAAAACGTAGTTTTATGACACAGTTTTGATTCTTGATAAAGTCCTCAGGGTTTAGTCTTATGACCAAACTATTCAGCATTGTTAGTCCGTGCTTACGGATATTATCATTCATAGAAAGAGCATATCTACAAAAAGAATTTAGCATATACTCATTAATGCCAGAAGCTTGAGGAGCTTTTCTAGCAGATGGTGTTGTAGTCGTTGTATTGAATTTAGCTTTTCTTTTATTAAAGTCTGTCATACTAGAAACTCCCGTAATTTGATATTCAGTTCTATTAGTATTATAATGTTTTTGGGGTTAAAGTTTTTCAATATAAGACATGAAGTCTGCAAACTTTTCAACAGTCCAAAAATCATTTCCCTCTTCTTGGTTTATGTATTGAATCAACTTTTGCTCAGGAGATAGATTTTGATCAAATAGATAATCATATTGTTTATACTTCTGATTCATCGTATTCAATTCTTTTTGTATCTTCTGCTGTTCAAAGTTAGTTTCAATTTTTATATTAGCCTTACTCCTATAGAAGTTCTTTAAGAGTTCTATAGTTCTAGGATTATTCTTAGTAATAAGGATTCTAAGATGATCAATACCCTCATTTAATAATGCTTTAATATAATCAATTATAATCCTAGGATCTTGATCAATCATTTCATCAAGATTAATTGTATCATATCGGAAAGATTTGATAGGTTCAAAATGAACCATATATTTTCTTTCTTTGATATTGTGTAGAAGAATTATAAATCCTTTTTCTTCTTCTTCGCCAAACTTGTATCTTATTGGAGACCCACAATAATAGAAATCGCTGTTATACACCCCATGCACATGAACGTGCCCAGATATAATAGGACCTTTACAATTACCAAAGTCTTCTATGTCGAATACTGGTTCTCTATTAGAATTAAGATCCCTTTTATTCTTGCCAAATATAGATCCTTTAAAAGTTCCATGCATATAACACGCATCATATAATCCAGAATTTACTAGATATTGATTGTAATATGGTTCACCCATATTATACATTTCTGGAATGCATAGGATTTTCTTGCCTTTGACAAATAAAAATTGAGTTTGGGTTACGATTCTTAAGTCGCAACCTTGATTCATAAATGGTACAAAGATCTTGAGCTGATCAGCATCATGAGATCCAGTACCGTTTATAAGTATCAAGGTTGCATTCTTTCTTCTACATATATCTACAAGTCTTTGAACAAATGAGATTGCGTACACTACCGCATCAGAGTTTGCCATAAATTTATGGTCAAATATATCCCCATTTACAGATACGATATCCAATACATTCATCATTTCAAGATAGTTCAAAAACTGTTCATTTAATATTTTATATTCTGTTAAAGGCTCTATAGTACCAAAATGTAAATCTGATATATGAGCCTCAACAAAAGTATCTTTCGTATTGTCAAAACTTACTACTTGTTTCATTGTTCTTTTTAATCACTCCTTACAATATTATAGTATGTGACCAAAATTTAAGTTAAGAATAATACTAGAGCAAGTTTATGCTCTAGTATCATTAACTTGTTTTGATATTCCTACGTTTAATACAGATCTGAGGATTATATCTAAAATACCCATTATATTTACTGCCATAACAGAATATTTACTGTATTCCTCAGCTTTTAAGTGCTTGCCAAATTTATAATAAGGGTTTAAGATCCTTCCCTTTTCATCTATTTGAAATCTTCTTAATGATTCAATTCCAGCTGTTGCTGTTTCTAATTTAGTAGAACATTTGTAGACTACTTCTTCAATAGTATAAATCCGTTCATCTAGATCTAATCTAAGCTTAGTCTTTATAAATCTATCATTTGTTGGACGATATAAACTATTTAGATTATAATTAATTATGATAATTTTATTTATACGCTGAAAAGCATTTTCTCTTGTATCATTATATTCGAATATAATATCACAGCTATCCCTATTATTTTCAAATATACCTTTAAGAAGATCTTCAAGGTCTACTTGGAATAGTGTAGAGAAATACAATAAGAATATAGAGTATCTCATTACATGATATACTATAGTTTCTGGATGCTTGAAAGATTCTTTTAATATCTTTCTAGATCCCTTAGATATTCTATTGCTAAGAAGAGGAAATTTGATATGTTTTATAATCCATCTTCTTATATATCTAACGTATTTGTTTCCATCAGTTCTATTAAAGTCATTGATATAACTAGTAAAATCTTCAAAGATATTTAATGGATCATATTTATCATGCACTTTGTGGTTGGAGCTGATGAAGTTTCTTGGTAAGATCATTAAAATTCTCCTCAAGATAATGAATGTGATAATAACTATAGAGAATTGATATAAAAGTTCTTTCACACAAATCGAAATAATTTTTATGATCAGGAATAGATAAGTCTAAAATGTATTCCTTGTATTTAGGTTGGTACTTATTTAGTTGAAGAATAATAACCCCATCTATATTAATACCCTCTTTTTCTCTAAGTACTTTAGAATATGCTGCTAATTGTAAATAGTATTTATAGGTAACATGATTAGAAGTTTTAAAATCGATAAGATAGATCTTATCATTTATCTTCATCAGGCAATCATAAGTTCCACCATACCACTCACATACTAATTTCTTTTCCTGCCCTAAGATTTCGTATTTGTTAGCTTGAATAACTTTCCACCATTCTTTAAAGGCATTAAGACAAACTTGTGGAGTATCTTCTGGTACTGGCAATCCTTTTAATAAACATTCAATACCATGATGGACTTTAGTTCCAAATGTAGCAGCTTGATTTAAAACGTCTCTATATCTTTTATGCTTAAACCCTAAACTATTAGCCCAGTTCATTAACTTTTCTTCACTAATCATTTTGGAGAGTACCTCTGTAACTCGAGGTACGTTTTTTCCATTATATGTATACCTATCACTGGAGTTCATCTCCACATGTAGGTCTAAAATATCTTGTAATTCCATTTTCTTATCCCTTTCTATTATACTTAATAACAAGTCTAAGACATCGTATTTTATCATATTTGGAGATGCTTTATTGACCGCAGGGACATTAAAATAACTATTCAAAAATATCTAATAGGAGGAAATAAAACCAATGAAGGAACTTAAATCCTACTCTGACTCTTACTTTTATAAACAGTATCCAAAATATCAAAAACTCTTATTGGATGCTATTATGACTGATCCATTAATCGATAAAGCCTCTGAAGAATTTAAAGGTGTTATTCTTGATTTGAAACACCAAAGAACAGATGAAGCTTTATTGCGTATCTTAAATTCCAATAATACAATTCTTTTAGATTGCCAAGTTCCATTACCTAGAACTTTCAAAGTATTCTGTGCTAAAGAAATGAAAGGTAAAGATCGTGGTAAAATTAAAGTATTTATCGATGCTTCTACTTGTATCGTAAAAGATCCTAAACACGGAGATTATAATGTAAATGAAACTACTTTAGTTTCTTACCTTATGAATGCTGGTGTTACTATGATCTACCATAAGAAATTTGATCTTATTAAACGCAGATCTAATTTGATTTTGAATATCACTAGATGCTTTGCAGATTCCTTTACTCATATTATCGATTTCTTAGCAAAAATCTCTATTCAAGAATCTAGTAAGATTCGTGTAAATTATTTTGCTGCTATGTACTTCTTGATGGGTATTCTTCAAATGGAAGATGAAGACAAAGCTAGAGATATTGCTATTAGAGTAGCAGGTGTTTCTAAAAATGAAGCTACTCTTTTAGATATCTCTATTGAAAGAGCTTGTCGTAAACACAGCGATATTAAAGAAAAAGATATTAATCCATATGAAAATATCAAGATCTTTATCAACTCTTTAAGAGATGCTATGCATTTAAATCCTAAAGCTATTAGCTTGGATACAGTTGTTGAAAGATGGATGAGACAATTCGGTCCTGGTACTGTATTTGGCTTAGAATATTATCCAGCATTCTCTGCTATGATTACTGATGCATGCGTTGGTGGTTATTTGAATAACCAAAAGACTATTGAAAAG